ACCACATCTCTGTTTTCTGCTGATTTTCTATCAACTTTGTATATTTCCTGCGGAAACTCTGCTGTGCTATCTGGTGTGCCATAAGGATTTATGTCTCCAGGAAAATTAACAGCATCTAAAAATCTTGCAAGAGTTCTAATCCTAGTAACAGTTGCACCTGTTAAGTCATTACCAGTGGTTGTGGCATTAACGTCAATTAAAATAGCACTTATTGTTCCCAGTGCATTGCTGACTGTTAGTGTAGGGCGAGGAAGTTGTCCTTTAGTAAAGGCAAATCCTTCGGCTTCTATTGGAAATCTTTGATATGTGTTCCCTGCCCAAACTATTTCTCCGTTATCTTTTAGAGATGAACCAGCATGGAATCTGTAAACTGTGCTCGATCCATGTAAACTACTGTCTAAAGTAAGAGTAAATAATTCAATTATTGCTGATGGGTTTATATTTTGAAGATTGCTAACGATAGCAGAACTGCTCATGGTTCAAAGACCTCTCTAAATGTTGTTTGGATCGTGGCTCTATTGTTATATGGTATAGATTTTGTCCAGTTTTCGCAAACATATTGACCAGCACCAGATAAAGTGATCGAAACATTACCACTATTAGTAGCACTGGCAGCAGCAGTAACAGTAAAAACATTTGAATCCGTTACTGAAGCAACAAGAAATGTGCCATCAGTTGCCGACCCAGAAGTGTAATCAATAGTAAGTTCATCTCCTACAGCTACACCATGACTTGTGATTGTGATTGTTACTGTAGTGCCTGATTGAGAGTAAGTTCCTGTCTTTGTAAACCCTTCTCCTGGTGGGGTAAAAGTAAAGCTGGCACTGTCATTTGCTCTGCTGTCTAAGAATCCTTCTATGGTGTCTGCATCTGTTTCCGATACTTCAAAAGTAAAATTATAAATTTTTGGATTCTGGTGTGCAGCAAGTCCAAATAATATTCTGTGCTCATAGCCGTCAGCGAAACGAATTGTTCTAGTTAGTGGTGCGGATCTTTTCTGCTGTCCGTATGTTGGTGTGATTGAAGGGAAGGTAGCCATTATGCAAGTAAACCTCCAGGTCTTTTCTGCTTGATTAATTCTGATTGTACCGCTACTGATATAGCTTTACCTAACTCTCTGCCTTCTTGTTCATCTCCTTCTACATTAGATCCAGTGGCATCTACATTTACAACAATACTTGTAGATCCACCGAGAGCATGGTTTGGTGTAATCATTCCAGAAACTCCAGGTGTAAATAGTTCTGGTCCACGTTCTCCTACAAGATACTGACTTCCTCCTTTTACTGAACCTCCTCCTGCTCTTACTCCCACTGTTAAATCAGTATGTTGACTCAAAGGATTTCCTAGTGGGCCTAATGGTGCTCCTCCAAATGGACCTTTGTTGAATAAAGAACCTAGTCCACCAAATATAGAACCAAATAATCCTCCACCACCTAGCGTTCCCTGTGGATTGCCGAATAAAGCTAGATTAAATGCTGTATCTATAAGTTTGTTCAATACGTTATTTAATAGATCGTTTAGTGTTGACGTTCCACGGATCATTCCCTGTATTCCCTGTGATATGTCAGTTGCTATTGACTGCCCTAAATCTTTAAACGATTGTCTTATTTTTTCTGCTAGTTCTGCTTGTTTTTCTAAATCTTTATTTAGTTTCATAGTATCTTCAACTCTCTTTTTATCTATCTCATTTATCTTTGCTCCTGCGTCTACCATCTCTTGTATTTTTTCTTCTACTTCTTGAGCTAACTGTACTTCTTCAAAGTTCCCATTTATTTTTGCTCTCAATAAATCATTCTGTTGTCTTACCTTTTTAAGTTTAGAATCCTCTATCATTCTTATATTTTTAGCTGTTATTTCTATTTTTCCTAATTCAGCTAACTCTTCCTTTCTGGATTCTATCTGTGCTTTTAATCTATTACGTTTTGCTCTATTTTGTTTAGTAGACGCTATTCCTGCTAGTTCTTCCTGTAGTCCTAATAAAGTTGCATCTGTAGCTCCACCGCCAGCAGCAATTTGCTCTGCTCTCTGTTGTGTTTTTATTGGTCCAGCGAAAGGAGTCGCAAGTAATTCAAAGAGTGGAGCTAAAGCAGCTTGCATTTTTGTCATTGCCAACGTAAATGCGTTAGCCAGTAATTGACTTGTTTCTCCAAACTTCTTCAAGTTTTCTACTCCATCAACTCCAATAGCTTTGTTCATGCTCTTAGTTACAGCAGCTAAAGCAGCTTGTTTTCCCTGTGTTTCTTCGATTAGTTTTAATCTTCTTTCTTCTTCTGTTCCAGCTATGCCTAATGATGCGGTAAGTGCTTGGATATTTGGAGTTATGGAGTTAAATGCCTGTCCTAATTGTGATACGGCAGCTATTGTGTTTTGTAATTGTTGGACTATTGCTGTAGCTGCAATACCTCCTGCAAAACCGCCCATTTGCCCAAACATTCCGCCAATACCACCGCCTAAACCACCAGCAAGAGCACCTATTGGACCTTGACCAAATAACAGAGGAAAACCACCACTTATTAGAGCACTTCCAAAATCAAAACCTCTGGTGGGCGAAGGTAATCTAAATCTTGGTATGCTTCTGCTAAATCCACCAGCTTGCCCTGTTGCTTTAACTCTTTGGTCTAACATCTGAGCACTAGGCAGAGCTAACATACTTCCACCTGGTCCTCTGGTATTTATCAGACTATCCTGGAATTTGCCTACACTTATTCCTAATCGACCAAACTCGTTAGCCAGTTTGTTTATATTAGATACTTGTCGTTGGATAAATTTATCTTCTTTAACTCTTTCAGCATTTTGCTTGGCAAGCAGTCTTAGTTTGCTTTGCTCAAACTTTATTCCCATTCTTATCTGTCTGTTTATTCTATCAATACTTCCAAACTCTTTTCTGTTTCGGGCATCAACCAGTTCGCCCATCTTTGCTCTTAACTTAGCGGTTTTAACTCCCTGAGATTCTAGTTCCCTCAGTTTTACCTCAAAACCTAATCTTTTTTCTGATTGTGCAAGTATTGTATTTATATTCATCGGAGCCTGTCCTGCTCCAATGTTTACTCTTGAGGGGTCAAATGATGCTTTTTTTGCTGTATTTGCTGTGTCTTGGTTTTTCTTCAGTAAAACTTGAGCCTTTTTTATTCTTTTATCGGCTAAAAGTAAATTTTTCTTAGCTAGGTCAAAATCTTCCTGACTTGCAGCCACATTTGCTGCTCTTATCTTTTTCTCTACTTTTTTTATATTTACTCCTTTCTGTTCTAAAGGAAGAGCTTTCAGAGTAAGACCTAATCCTCTATTTTTTATAGTAAGCTGTTGGTTCTCTATTTTTAATAATTGCTCTTCTGCACTTAATTCTTTTTTTGCTGCTCCGCCCTTTTTTGCAGTTAAGCCATCTATTCCCTTTTTTAAATTTTTAAGATTAGCCTCTGCCTTTTTGGTATCTAAACTTATATTTACGCTATATTCGGATGCCACTGATTTTTGCAGAATACACGGATATTAGAAGTTTAGCGTACTTTACGAACTTGGGCTTGTCTTTTTGCTTTTTCGTAGGCTTCTTCTTCTCTTTCAGCTTTAATTGTAAAGTAAGCGTTCCATGCGTACAGTTCTTGTGTAGACATTTTCTCTCTTATTTCTCTGTGG